GCGACCCACATCCCGTAGTGCAGCGCGTTCATTGAACTGACCTTGGGGTAGTACGAGAATGCCGTACTGATCCATGTCTCTGATGTTATTAAAGAGAGCCTTGAGGAGTTTCTCCATCTCTCGGCTGATCGAGAACAACAGATCAAAGAGACCAGCGCCGTAGAAAGAACCTGTCTCGATAAACCTAGCAACTCCGATGGGGCAGTAAACCTCAACATCTGAGTAGTCCTCGTCCACAATTACATAGTCCCCGGAAGTCACGACATACCGAGTTACTGTGTTTCTGTGGCCAGTCAGCCAGAGTTCTCTGATTCGAACAAGGGAATACTTTGTTTCGTCGGTGGATGCTCCACCTCCGGGCATTGCGTAGGAGCTGTTGTATCGAGGAGAGGTGCCGATGTTGTTGAGTCGGTCGGCGTAGTCCTCGTTGTCGTGAGGGGTTTGACCCGCTTCGACATCAAAGTAGTACAGCTTCTCCATGTTGGTTTTGATGCGCCTACCGAACTTCTCTACCAAGTAGTCCATAGGTACAATGCGCTCGCGGATCAGGCCACGCTGTTTGGTGTGGTCCATGCCAAGCGACGGGAACGGATACAACTCTCTAGGGTGGATGACCTCTAGGTCTGAGCTGAGTCCGACGGTGGGGTGGTCAACAACGTGACCGGCAATACCTGCTGACCCGCAAGAGGCCAGAAGGTACGCAAATTCTGTGAGTGTTTCGTCTGCGCGATCTCGAGACACCATTGCGTCTGCGATAACTTGAGCAATAGAGCGATCTCGAATCTGAGAGAGTGAAGATCCAGAGCGGAGAATCTTGGGGCGCACATCCATAGCGGACAAAACGCCTACCACCCGGTCAATAGCTGACAGAAGTTCCTGGCTCTGGAACTCCATGTTACCGTCTTCGTCCAAGTGGTGCGGCTGAAGCAGACCACTCTCTGGATCAAATACGTCGAAGCGGCGAGCGCCGTTCAGGTAGTACCATGCAAGGGACCACATCGTGTAGCGGTAGGAGTAGTTGGACTCTTCCCGCTCGATGTGTCGGTCAATGATGCGGCAAAGTGCATCCTTGTCCTTAGTTAGTGTGTAGGTATCCTCAGGCATCTTCCTCGTCCGTCTTGGCTGCAGCGCCTCGTGCTATGTATCCATCCGGCACATAACTACGGACGGCTTTCATCTCTGTTAGGTTCATACCTTCTTCGGGTCTATACGAGGCGGGACTTTGCAGTGGGGGCTTTTCCTCTTGCCCGACAATGCCTCCTCCTTTGACCCGGTAGTAGATTTCCATCACCTTTTCGAAGAATGCGATGGGTACTACCACGTGGCTGGGGTGTATCTGCAGCTCAGACTTTGCTTCTTCCATCAGGCTCCTGCTTTCTACTCAGAAGAAGAGCGATGTCTTCTTGGCTGAGGTTTTGTAGAGGCACCCCGAAGAGGATTGGGTTGCCATGATCATCGTGAGTTTCTCCCCCTCTGAGCATATCTAAGACGTCTCTTTCCTCTTCGTCTTGTTGGATCGCCTTTCCTGGTTTCCCTCTTACGATATACATGGACATAGAAACTGTGTCAAGTTCGTCATCGTGCTGCAGACCACCATCGCGGGCTTCTGGGTTGAACTGCTCAATCTGATCAATCAGAGATCTCCACGGCTTTCTGTTCTTCTCCCGGAGAGGCATCTTGATCTTGCCGTAATCGAAGCGCCGAAGCAAAGCGGCAATCTTTGCCGACTTCGAGGTCATGCCAGGGTTGAACTTCTTGATGCGAGGCAAGTGGTCTACATTGGCCATGTCAGATGCTTTGGTGCTGACAATCGAATACAGGGTGTCATAGACACTAAGTCCTTCTTTGATACCTTCGACATGTACTGTCGGGCATCGCCACTTGTCCGCCATCTGCAGCACTGCGTCGATCAGCTTTTGTTGCTGACATTGCTGTGACCACATATCAAAGATAAACAACTCGTTCTCTTTGTTGACCCCCATCAGAGTGCACACCTTGAAGTCTGAGTCTTTGGTGGAGGTGTACGAGGTGTCAACAGCCATAAACAAACGACAGGACGAAACCACAGATGCGAGCGTGTGTCGCTTCAACTCTTCCCCTGAGTACCAGCACATCATCGTCTGAGAGTTTGAAGGATCTACTTCGAACATCTCATCGGGGTCATCAAACCAATATCCGTGCTTCTCTTCTTCTAGATTCGGGAAGAAGACTTCGTCACCTCGCCCAGGCTGAGCCATGTATTCAGAGAGGTAGTTGGCAACCCCAATGGTCTCTTTAATTTCTTCGAGTGACACACACTTTTTGAAGCGCTCATCTTTGACTGCCAGCTGATCGCGTTCTTCGACTGTTGCCGGCCACATGTCTGGCCAGCAGCTTTTGGTGTTTCCTTTGTCATCTTCATACTCCGAGCGGATGATGATTCTGTCCCACTTGTTGAAGCGAGGGTCACGCGCCCTGCCACCTTCTACGTCCATAGCGTGGAATGCGTAGTGCCGTCTAGACACAAAGGTCGCAAGCCAGCGTGCACCGCAGCCTGCACGCATCACCATGGGGAGGACAACCTTGAAGAGCAGCTGATCCATGTACTCGCGGATGAGTGACATAGAGGTCGAAGCCTTCGGGTCATACTCTGGGTCGTCCAATACGTAGAGGCGCGGACGACCACCACGTTGTTTTGACTCCGCAGAGATACAACGCAGCGATGATCCGTTCATAAGCTGCATGTACGTATTGCCGTAGGGTGCCTCGCCTCGTTTGGGGGCAAGGCGGTTGTATGCCGTCTCTGCGCCGAAGTCGTCGCTGATACGGGGGTTGAAGCTGTACTGGTCTTTGATGGACTGCCCGACGGACTTTGTATTGTCGCCCGTTGACGTAGCGTAGATTACGCTGAACTTGGGTCGCGCCAAAGTTTCTAGTAGGATTGTTTTCTTGACCAGGCTGGACTTTGCGGATCCGCGAGGAGCGATTGCGATTGAGAGTCTTTCGGTTGCCCATTGTCGTGCGATGTCGTAGTGCATCTCCGGTGTAGGTAGGGGTGCGTCGTCATAGAACATCGGGTCGAACTCAACCTCCAAGTCTGGATGGAGGTAATAGAAGTCGAAGAAGTTTAATGATGCGACGTACGCCTCTGCCTTCTGCCGGTCGGTAAGACCGGGAACCAGAAACTGTCGTACGGCATTTGTGCGGGCTAGACGCTGTCCCTCATCCGACAGTTCCATGTAGTCTGCCGGAAGAGGATACAGGTCGTTAGGAGTGATAAGCTTAGGAATCAACGTGTCGTTCCAAAGCCTCACGCATGAAGACAGACACTGTTGCAAGTCTGCTGATCTGCGCAGCAACAAGACGTTCGTCGCCACGAGTCATAGAGAGTCTTTCAAGTTCAAGTGTCGCAGCGACATAAGGTGCGCGCATCATGCTGCCTACAAACATCTCGTTGTAAATCTTTGATGCTCCAGCCTCAGGACTCTCCGCCCACACAGGAATCGGATTCGGTATCGCCATGTCCCTGATCGCGGGGAGTCCGTACTGAATCAACTGTTGGGGGTTCAAATTCCTGAGATGGTTTTCGACTGCGATCACTAGAGGGCTCCTCTTTACTTCTTTCTTCGGGCGAGTGGTGTTCGAGGTGGCCTTTTTCCGAGCTGTGGTTTTGGACACGTGTCCTACCTTCCTTGATCCTGCTGATCAGTTTGTTTGTGGAGACCACCTGCCGAACCTTCGACCCGTCTTCACCGGTTGTCTCGCGTACTTCGCTCATGCTACCGACAATGCCGTTAGCCGTCGCCACATCTTTGAGAATGGATCTGAGGTGCCGAAGACCGGCAAGTGATATCTTCGGATCCGGATCGCGTGCATGACGGAGGGTGATCTCCATTTCTTCACGGGCATCGAATCTCGACGACAGGAGCCCCTGAGCCGCCCCGTCCATAGAAAAGAAACCTACAATCGCGTCGTCTGCAGGGGGGAGTTGAATCTTTCCTTTGCTCATAGTGTTGACTTTCTTGCCTTATTCTGCTGTTCCCGCCAAGGAGCCTTGTGCAAAGCGTCGTCTCTCATTCTCTCCGCCGCCTTACGTGCCGACTCTCGCACCTGCCTGGTCATCTCTACGCCGTTAACCTTCTTTGCTGCAATGAGTTCTGCTGCAAGTGTCTCGTAATTCTGTAGCACCTCGTCGGGATCTAGGTTTACTCTGGCCTTGATGTCCTTGCGATAGGCCATAGGCGCTGCTGCAGGGAATATAAAGTTCTCATTCCCTATTCGGGTTACTGCTGCCATGGCCAGCTCGAACCGGTGCATGTCTACGTAGGCACCTTCGCCTATAAAGATTATGGGTACTCGGAGGTTGGCGCACAATGCACGGAAACCCTTTGAGGTCACCCCATTAGCCATTGCTTTGATGTACTCACCCTCTTCCATCAGGCGCACGCCCGACCCGAAAGAGATGTAAGTTTGAGCCTCGGTCACTCTACAGAGTTCCTAAGTTACCTACTCGACCAGGTTGCTGGGGAGGCATCGGAGGCGAATCTTGCGGAGTGCTACGAGGCATAGAACCTGTTCCGTATGGTCCGGTGCCTTGAGTCTGCATACCTCCGTCCCGTCTCAGCTGACGGTTCTTTTGCTCAAGCCGCTTCAGCCGTTCCATCTGCTGCATTCGCTTGTTTTCTTTTTCGAGCGCAGCAATGCGGTCGTCGATACCGTCGCCGTCCTCGTCAAGCATGGAAGGATCTGTAGAGCCATCTACCTTTCCTGACGCAAAATCCCTAAACGAAGGAGCAGCAGGAGTAGGAGGTGCCTTAGGTCGAGCCCGATCCATTGCCCTTTCGCGCTGTTCAAGCGTAAATTCAGACGGACCCCCCAAAGGATCTCTCCCGCCAAAATCACCCCCTCGGATTCTTTTTCCGAAGTCCTGCATATCTCGTTCGAACTGTTTACGTTCAGGGGAGTTACGGACATCGCCCAAGAAAGTTCCTGCGCCTTCCCCTGTCAGGTAGTCAAGGTAGTCCATGCCCAGAAGAAACTGCCTGTCGATCTCTGCCTGGGGATCAGATTTCCCAAGGACTTTCCGGGTTCGATCTCTAACCTCCCCAACTTGATCGAGCATCTCATCAAATCCTGCACCTCTTGTAGGCTGCTTGGGATCTGGAGGAACTGGACCAAAGTTCAACAGGTCATCCATCAGCATCTGGTTTTCAGCTGCGATGTCGATAGGTTCATCTTTGGCGGGGGTTGCTTTTGTTGCTTGCGCTGCCTCGCCTCTTTTCTTTGCCCGAGCCTCTTGCATTCTTCGGACTGCAAATGTGCTGGTCTGTCCGCCCGCACGATATTTCTCAATATCTTCTTCACTTACGCCCGCGTCGGTCATACGTTGTATGAGGCGGTCTTTCTTAGCGTCCCGTTTTTCTTCTGATTCTTTTGTGCGTTTGTCTCTTGCTTCTTTACCTTTTTTCTCGTAGTCTGCGCGTTGCTCCCGAAGTTCTTGCAGTGCCTCCAGTTCAGACTTTTTGCGTTTAGCTCTACTCTCTGCCGGTGAATCTAGAAGTCCAGCGTCAACCAAGTCCTGCCGTGTAAGACCAGAACCTCGTCCAGTCATACCCGCGATCTTCATCAAGTCAAGCAAGTCTCCGGACTCTCGTGCCCGCTTCTGCTCTTGAATTAGAGTCTGAAGTCGAGGGTCGTCAAGTGCGCTCGGTCTGTTGCCGGACGTAAATTTATCCGAGTCCTCAACCGTGACACGTCCATCCTCGTTGTCTGGAAAAGGGTTGTCCAAAGGAATACCTTCGGCCTGAGTGCTTGGGTTGTAATCAACCATGAAAGGAATACTCCGTGATCGGAACTCAATCTAACCCCGTGCAGAGCGGGGAGCCCGCGAAAGTGGCGGGCGCACTGCTACAGTCGCACTTTCTTACCCCAAACAACAGACCGGGTCTTTGGACCCACCAAGGAGTTCACTACGTCTGGGAGGGTCACCGCTGGATGCTCCACGACAAAGAGTGGCTCAGAGACGCCTGCTGGAATATGCTCGAGGATTTTCATATCAACAAGATGGTAAACGGTATGCCGGCGGTTGTGAGGTACGGGGTAGATCAGTCAAAGATATCCAATGTTCTTGAGGCCCTGTGCGCCAAGACCAGACTACCGCATGTCAACGTACCCTGCTGGCTGTCGTCTTCTGATGCTGACGCAAGCCGGTGTATCACGTTTGAGGACAGCGTTGTAGATGTCTCTCAAGGTTGTAAGGTTATCAATCGAGATGAGACCTGGTTTAGTCCATCAGTTATCCCCTGCGAGTACGACCCCAAGGCTGAATGCCCGATGTGGCTTGAGTGCCTAGATCAGTGGAGCGGAGGAGATGCTACGTGGGTTGAGCTGCTGCAGCGATGGTTCGGGTACTGCATGATGCCCCATAACGACTATGCCCGCTGGTTCCTGATGTACGGCAAGGTCAGGTCAGGTAAAGGCACTATTGCCAAGATCTTAGAAACACTGCTGGGTCTGGACTCGTACTTCGGTGTCAGCCTCTACAGCCTCAGTAACCGCTTTGGTTTGGATGGATTGCAGGCTGCGCGGGTCATGTGCGTACATGAGGTCAGTGAGTTGGATGGCCG